ACACGAAGCACGTAGAGCAAGTACAAACGAACGTAATGCATATTGGAGAAAATACAATGAAAATAAATGAACTATTAGAAGCAAAAGTAGAAATGTGTCCAGATGCATGTTGCGGTAAGCCTGTAACAGAATGTAAGTGTGGACCTGATTGCGAACATTGCGATTGTCATGCTAAGAACAAAATGGATGAAACTACAAGTGCAGGCAGTGTTGCTGCTGTTGCTAGTGGTATGGGTGCTGTGCAAAAACGTAATATGTACAATGCAGACGGTACAATGAGAAATGCATTAGACACTGGTGATTTATTAGGTGGCGCAACACCATCATCAAAAAAGAAGAAGTCATCTAAAAAGGCATAAATACTTAAAATACTAGTATGGAGCCAAACAAATGACTAAAAAAACCAATGAAGGTCTTGCTGACTTAGCCGACATGGCAGAACGCGACCACGAAGTACAGATGGCAAGAAGCGATCTTTACAAACTTGCAAAATATTCTATCAAACTACATGAAATGCTTAAAAATGTAAGCGAAGCTGAAGGCATCGAAGGATGGCAACAGGCTAAGATTACCAAAGCAGCAGACTATATTAGTAGTGTGTATCATGCATTAGATTACGATACACAAATGGAAAGTGTAACAGTAGCAGAAGATGCAAAACCAAAAACAATAAAGCGTACATTATCTAACTCACAAGTCAAATCTTATAAAGGCAGTTTGTCTGAAAGACTTGCAAACGTAACGGGTAAATAATATGAAGATACGCGAATTAATCGAATCTACCAATCTATGCAACGAATGTGGAAATCCTAGTTGGAAAACACTTGAGTCAGATGATCTTGATGAAGGTAAAAAGAAAAAGAAATCAACCAAGAAAAAAGGCAGCCACGGTAAAGTGTGCTGGAAGGGATATCGTAGAGGCAAAGGCGATAGTTGTCATAAAGTAAAAGGCGACGGTTAATGGACTTTAATGCACTACAACATAAACTATTTGCAATGGATCCTGTAGATCCAAGAGAAGATATAGCAAGAATGAAAGCACAAGCGCAAGCAGCGGCTCCTGCGGCGGCAAGTGAAAAAATTGACTATATTACAGAAAGTGTTGATGTGCCGCAAGGTACATTAGAGATGGATAGAGACTATAGTGTTACAGACTTTGCAGCACTTGCAGGAGTTACTGTAAACGAATCGCAAAAAACTGGAAGTGCTGGTCAAGCAAAAGCCAATTCACCGATGCCAGCTGCAAAGCCAGGGCGTACTACACATCCATTAAAAGACAAACTAGTAGGCGAATGCGCTGATGATACAATGCGTATAGAAGAACTTGAAGATAGAATCAAATCACTAGAAGCGGTTGTTATAAAACTAGCTGCAAAAGCCGGACTAAGTGAAAGCAAACCTACAAAAAAAGTAGTAACGACTGAAAATGTTGACAGTATTAAAGATTCATTGTATGCTGCATTAAACAGAAGAATGGGCGCAGAATGAAGTTAAATGAATTTATTGTTGAAAATGTATTAACTGCACTAGATCGTTCTGCTGGCGTCACTGTATCACAAACTAACCCAGGCTTACCAGGGTCTGTTACTGAGATTAAAAGAGCATTAGCAAAACACAGAATTGTAACTGGCATAACTCAGGATAGCAACGGAAACAACACATTTCAAACTGCTGATATGGGATGGAGTGGCCCACTTGACGATACATGGTCACCGGCATTAGATACAGCAATAAAACTATGGAAAACTAGTATTAATTTTCAAGATAGTAATGCTAGACTAAATGCAAACATGTCAGAAATTGCGGAAAGAGATGTAGATTATTTAATACGTAAAAGACGGCACGGTGCCGACGCAGGCAATCAGTCAGGATTGTTGTTCATTAACAATCAAGGTGTTGCCGATGCTCCTGCACCAGACCTGCAATTTACAGGCATAGATTTTAACTGGAGTCACGTTGTTGATACACCTGTTGAAGAAATATCAAACACAAAAACTATGCTGAGTGCAATAGGACACATGGGCTGGTATGCTATTTTTCTAGAATTAATAAATAAAAAAGGTATAGAAGACCGTGGCGCACGTGAAATGGAAATACGCGAATATTTCAACCAGCTATATGTAAATCAAAATTCAGATCCTGCAATATGGTATAGTCAATCGTGGCGAGGCAACATAGTACGAAGAGCAGGAGTCGACGCTACTGCGACTAATAGGACCGGAGTTAAAGCTACATTAGCCAATGGAAGTGAAATATCATTTCTTCCGGGGATGCCCACAGCAGGTAATGCAGCACAAAATTTATACACTTATTTTAGAGATTTATCAAACGGATTAATGCCAAAATTTGCACAGGAAAATGCAGAGCAAAGAGCACAAACCAATGCACCTGTACAAAATGTTGAAGCAGTTATGTCAGATACCGATACAACATCATGGGTAAGACAAATGCACGATGCACTAGAATTTAACCTGATTGCATACCTTCCATATGGACGCGATGCTAATGCAGACGAAGACAGTGTTAAAAACTTGATGGCAAAAATTAGTTCTGCTGGCGATTGGGATAAGTTAGAAGCAGCATATGCTACAACGTTTAATGGCGAAGACTTGTCTGCTGAACTAGTCGATTCTCTCGATGATCAACAATATCAATCACTTGTTGCTACAAACTTATTGCGTGTTAGAAGAATACAACCTTCTACGTTATTTGCAGCTATTAACTGGCCCAACGATGCAGACGAAGACATGGAAGTGCAAGTTGAAGGGCAAACGTACATTCTTAACAAAGCATTAGTAAATGGTGCTGTTGCTGTATCTGCGCAAAGAAGGGTGCGCGGCGGCATAGATATCAAAGATGTATTAGTAATTGACCAGGTATTAAAAGCTGCTATTGAAAGTACCGGTGGTACAATTCCTGATATAAACATAGCAGTTACACCAGAAAATCGGGCATTAGCAGGTGCAATGATGGTTGTGGTAATTGATGACAACGTTCCTGAAATGGTTGCATTTTATACAAAACAAGTACCATTTAGTGATTCGCCTGCTGGCGACTTAGGTCCAATGAGACTACAAGCTATACTAGAAGAAGCAACTGTACAAGTTGCAAATGGATTTAGTACAGAGAATATTAACGAATGGATATTACAACAAGTATTAGATGACAGAGAATGGCTAATAGGCGATGGTACTGAAGAAAATCCAGGTGCGGCAAACATACACTTTGATAGCAGATACAGAGAAGATAGTGGTCAAACAACTGGGTTTGGATCTTCTGATGATGATGTTGAAACAACAGATGAACAAAACGATTTGATTGCTAGATTGGTTAATCCCGAACAAAGAAATGCAGCACTGGCTGAAATTGCAGCAGGATCAGATGTTGAAACAGAATGGGATACTATTTACAGAGGATATAAAAAGGCACACGGCGACTATATAGATGATGAAATCACCGACACAGAGGCTCTATTTTCTAAGTTATTAGGCGATGCCTCTGACATGCCTGACGAATTTGTTGCTATTATTGATAGTATTGGACCAGCATTGGCTGCACCGCAGTTGATGGCAAAGTTATTCTTAGAAAGTCAGAGCAACGACTGGTTTGGCTTCTTTGGCGCAGGAACCGACGACAAAATGCTACAAGCATTAGTTGATCAAATACAAAACATAACCGATTACGATAGTGTTAATGAACGTTATAAATCATTATCAGACGCAGGCGGTGAGGATCTTATTGCAGCAGTAGACGGCGAGCAAGTTGGCCTTTGGGGCGAAGGCAGTTACGTTGAACAACTAAAAACTGCTATTGGTAGATCATCGTCTGAGGACATTGAATTATCAAGACTAAATCTTACTACAAGTATACAAAAAGTTGTTCGTGCAATGAGAACAGAAGCTACGCCAGAGAATATACGTGATCTCAAACGTCTAATCAACGTTCAAAATTTCCCTACAATAGAAATAGTCGAAACTATGTTAGAATTGTTAGGCGATATTGTAGTAAACCAAACTGTTGTCATCGTCGACCAGCAAACAGCATTTTTAGAAGTAGTTGAAGATTTAGGTGAACAAGGACAGTCGCTTGACGAAGATTGGTTCAATAATGACTTCTCAACATGGAAAACCAACAACAGTAATCAATGGTTTAACTAATGATTGAAGACAGTGCCGAGGACTTTGTTTGGCTAAGACGCAATGAAGATTTTGATGGTAACATCAATCATTTTATACCAGTTTGGGAAGGCGAATAATACCAGTTTGGGAAGGCGAATCAACAACGCCGCCTAAAGGGTACACTTATTGTGATTATCCAGATGTACACGGTAGAATCGGCGCTTTTGTAAAATAACACTTGACATCTTAGATCAACTAATGTATATTATACTTAATGAAAAGGAGTGACCTATGAGTGATCGTGTCTATGGACAAGAAGAAAAAGCCAAACTGGAACGTCTAGTCAAAGAAGGCGTAACAGTATTGCAAGAAATTGAAGACTTGCAGGGCGGATTAAAAGATACTGTTAAGGCAGTAGCAGAAGAACTTAATGTAAAACCAAGTCTTATCAACAAAGCTATTAAAGTTGCTATGAAACGTGACTGGAGTCGTGTTGCTGATGAATATGAAGATTTAGAAACAATTGTTGCTACTATTGGCTACGATACAGACGCATAATGTACCGTATCAACACAGCAGGCAAAACAGTTGACAAACTTGCAAGATGCTGTACAATAAAAGAAACAAGGAGAGACTATGCCATATGTAGATGCATTCTTTGACAGAGATTCGGATATTATCCGTGTTGTTGAGCGCAAAGATGGAAAAAGACACTACCACGAGTATCAAAGCAAATACACATTTTATTGTGAAGATCCGCGTGGTAAGTACAAAAGCATCTACGGCGACCAACTAAGTCGGATTGTATGCAAAAACACAAAAGACTTTCGCAAGGAACAAGCCATTAACCGTGGCAAAAAACTGTTTGAAAGTGATATTAATCCTATCTTCCAGTGTCTGAGTGAAAACTATCTTAACCAAGATGCTCCTAAACTAAATGTAGCGTTTTGGGATATTGAGACGGACTTTGATCCAGAGCGTGGCTTTGCTCCAGTTGAAGATCCGTTTATGCCAATCACTGCTATTACAGTATGTTTGCAGTGGCTTGACGGTATGTTAGTTACTGTAGCAATGCCTCCCAAAGGAATGCCATTAGAAGAAGCAACTGCAATGTGTAAAGCACGTTGGGGCGATAGTGTTGTACTATTTCCAAACAGCAAAGAAGGCGAAGGACAAATGCTTAGTATGTTCTTGGACTTGATCGAAGATGCTGATATCCACAGTGGCTGGAACAGTGAAGGATATGATGTTCCATACACAGTTAATCGTATTAAGCGTGTACTGAGCAGTGATGACACAAGACGTTTTTGCTTGTGGGGACAAAAACCCAAGCGGCGCGAGTATGAAAAGTTTGGTAAGCTAAGTGAAACATATGACACTATCGGAAGAGTGCATATGGACTATCTCAACTTGTATCGCAAGTATACATATGAAGAACGTCATACATATCGATTAGATGCTATCGGCGAGTTGGAAGTCGGTGAGAACAAAACAGTTTATGAAGGTACGCTTGATCAGTTGTACAACAATGACTTTGAAAAGTTTATTGAATACAACATTCAAGATGTTGCGCTATTAGATAAACTAGATAAAAAACTAAAGTTTATTGATCTTGCCAATGTACTTGCACACGAAAATACAGTGTTGCTACAAACTACAATGGGCGCAGTTGCACTCACCGAACAAGCTATTGTTAACGAAGCGCACAGGCGTGGTATGCAAGTTCCTAACAGACAGCAACACGAAGGCAATACTCAAGCAGCAGGTGCATATGTTGCATTTCCTAAAAAAGGTGTACACGAATGGGTTGGTAGTATGGATTTGAACAGTCTGTATCCAAGTGTAATTCGTGCATTAAACATGGGGCCTGAAACTGTTGTTGGACAAATTCGTTTGGACATCAGTGATGAACGCATTCACAATGACACAACACTAAAGAAGAAGAGTTTTGCTGGCAGTTGGGAAGGACGATTTGCTACAGAAGAATACGAAGCAGTTATGGAACAAAAGCGTGACGTAATGCTTACACTAGAGTTAGAAAACGGACAGTCGCAAGTATTAAGTGCAGCAGAAATTTGGAAGTTGATATTTGATAGTAATCAACCTTGGATGCTAAGTAGTAATGGTACAATCTTTACAAACGAGTTCGAAGGTGTTATTCCAGGACTACTAAAGCGTTGGTACAGTGAACGTAAAGAGTTGCAAAAGAACCTTAAAAAAGCAAAAGATGCAAAAAATGCAGTTGAAGAAGAATATTGGGATAAACGACAGCTGGTTAAGAAGATTAACTTGAACAGTTTGTATGGTGCAATTCTTAATCCAGGTTGTAGATTCTTTGACAAGCGTATCGGACAAAGTACTACACTTACAGGCCGTACTATTGTCAAGCATATGAGTGCAGAAGTTAATAAGATTATCACAGGCGATTACGATCATGTTGGTAAAGCAATGATTTACGGCGACACTGACAGTTGTTATTTCAGTGCATATCCAGTATTAAAGGATGAGATTGCAGCAGGCAAGATTCCCTGGACTAAAGATAATGTGATAACATTGTATGATCAGGTATGCGAGCAAGCAAACACAACATTTCCGGACATGATGGCAAAGGCATTTCATTGTCCAAAGAGTCGCAGTGATGTTATTGCAGCTGGTAGAGAAGTTGTTGCAGAAACAGGATTGTTTATTACTAAAAAGCGTTATGCTGCACTTGTATACGACATCGAAGGCTTTCGAACAGATGTCGATGGCAAGCCGGGCAAAGTAAAAGCCATGGGCCTTGACTTAAAACGCAGTGATACTCCTGTGTTTATGCAAGATTTTCTAAAAGATTTATTAGACATGGTGTTGCATAAAAAGCCAGAAAAAGAACTACTGGATGCTATTAGTGAGTTCCGTAAACTGTTTAAAGATCGCCCTGGATTTGAAAAAGGCTCACCTAAACGTGCAAACAAAGTTGGACACTATCAACGTCTTGAAGAAAAGCAAGGCAAAGCAAACATGCCTGGACACGTAAGAGCAAGTATCAACTGGAACACACTTAAACGTATGAACGGTGACAAGTACTCGCAAGAAATTGTAGATGGTATGAAAGTTATTGTTTGTAAACTAAAAGCTAATCCGCTGGGATATACAAGCGTTGCATATCCAACTGATGAATTGCGTATTCCAGAATGGTTCAAAGACTTGCCGTTTGACGGCGATGCTATGGAAGAAGTCATTATTGACAACAAACTAGACAATCTTATTGGTGTGCTAAACTATGACTTAGAAAGCACAAAACAAAAGACAACATTTAACAACTTATTTGAATGGGATTAATATGAAAGTAGGTATTACATTTAGTGCATTTGATTTGCTACATGCAGGTCATATTGGAATGTTGCGTGAAGCAGCAGAGAACTGTGATTATCTTATTGTAGGGTTGCAAACTGATCCTACAATAGATCGTCCAGATACTAAGAACAAGCCAGTGCAGACACTAGTAGAACGTTATGCACAACTTAATGCACTCAAGTTCATCGACGAGATTGTTCCGTATCAAACAGAACAAGACTTGTTGGATATACTAGAACTATTTCAGATTGATGTAAGATTCTTAGGCGAGGAATACAAAGAAGACGAGTTTAGTGGCAAAGATATTTGTCGCAAGCGAGGTATTCAATTACATTTTAACAAGCGTGATCACAGATTTAGCACCAGCGGATTACGCAAACGTGTTGTAGAAGCGGAGAATAGATAATGCATGATAAAGATATAATTATTAAACTACACGATTTGGCTCGTGAACTAGATAGTAAAGAATTGCGTGAAATTGCAGATCGTTTTGCGGAACTGACAAAGAAAGAAAAATGATGTGGACACTTTTTATAGTTAGTACTGTTATTGGCTTAGAAGAACCCAAGGTAACAAGATATGCAGAGTTTGATCATTTTGAAACCTGCTACCATGCTTGGTATGAAGTAACCAGTGAATTTACACAAGAGGAGATAGCATACTGTGCGGAACCAGATGAATAGATTTATTTTTGATGTAGACGGAACACTTACGCCTAGCAGACAAGTTATGGATCCTGAGTTTAAGGAGTGGTTCATTGACTTTATCAAAGCCAACAAGGTGTGGCTTGTAACCGGAAGCGATTATGCTAAAACAGTTGAACAACTTGGTGCAGATATTACTGAACGGGTTGTAACGTGTTATAGTTGTAGTGGGAATCAAACTAGATTCAAAGGAAAAGTAGTAAATGGAAGTAGTTTTGAATTAACAGATGAACTTCGAGCATTAATGAACGGCTGGTTACAAAGTAGTCCATTTCCGATACGTGCAGGCAATCACATTGAAGAACGCCCTGGAACAGTAAACTTCTCAATTGTAGGTAGAAACTGCACATTAGAACAACGCAAAGAATATGTAGAATACGATTTGCAATACCGTGAGCGTGAAACTATTGCTCAAGTTATCAACACCGAGTTTAGTAATATTACTGCTACAGTAGGTGGCGAAACTGGTATTGACATTTATCGTAAAGGCTGCGACAAAAGTCAAATACTCACCGACTTTGATAAAAACATTATGACATATTTCTTTGGTGACAAATGCGAACCAGGTGGCAACGACTTTCCACTTGCATACGCAATGAAAAAACAAGGGTTTAAAGGTGCAGCATTTAATGTTACTGGCTGGAGAAACACCTGGGAGCGATTACAATACTTACAAGAGGCTAAAAAAGCAGCATGAAAATAGGTATTGTAGGCTACGGCTTTGTTGGACAAGCTCACGAAGCAGCATTAAAAGAGTATCATGATATACTTATTAACGATCCTGATAAAGGACATTATGCAGATATTTCATATGCAGACGCTATAATCATTTGCGTAAGCACACCACAAGCAGATGATGGTTCATGTAATATGGAAAACGTATACAGCGTTATCAAAGATGCTCCAGATGTACCCATCTTGATCAAAAGTACAATAAGTTTAGAAGGATGGGATACATTACGCACAGACTGTTTTAACGCTAAACTTGCATTTAGTCCGGAGTTCTTACGTGCAGAGTCTGCACTTGAAGATTTTAAAAATACTACACATTTTATGATAGGTGGCGATAACACAGGTTTTTGGGCAGAATTGTTTATTACAGCAATGGGCAATATTGATGTTTCAACTATGTCTGTTCCAGAATTAATACTTATAAAATATTTTCGTAATGCATTTCTTGCTACAAAAGTTGCGTTCTTTAATGAAATATACGATCTTTGCAGTGCAACAAGTATTGATTATGAAACAGTGGCAAATGGCATCGGATCAGACAACCGTATTGGTATCGGTCATACTAAAGTTACAGCCGAGCGTGGATTTGGAGGACATTGTTTTCCAAAGGACGTTAGTGCTGTATTAAAAACAGCGGGCATATTTAAAAATAATCTAAATATACTCACAGCAGCAAACAACTATAATAATCAAATCAGGAAGGATAACGATTGAAAATGAAGATTATCACAGGAAACGCTAATCCAGCATTAGCAGAACAGATTTCAGAGCATTGCTTTAGTGATCTAGTTCCTGCAAAAGTTACTACATTTGCAGATGGCGAAACAAGCGTAGAGTTTTTAGAAAACATACGCGGAGAGGATGTGTTTATTATTCAATCAACTGCAACTCCTGTCAACGATAGTTTAATGGAATTACTGATTATGATTGATGCAGCCAAACGTTCAAGTGCTGCTCGTGTTACAGCAGTAATTCCTTACTTTGGGTATGCTAGACAGGACCGTAAGAGCGCAAGCCGTACGCCTATTACCGCAAAACTAGTAGCTGACCTACTAACCACAGCAGGCGCACACAGAGTGCTTACAATGGATCTACACGCAGGACAGATACAGGGCTTCTTTAATATTCCAGTTGATGACTTAACTAGTCGCTTGGTATTTGCCAAAGACATTAAGCGTCATGTAGGAACAGATGAAGGCACTGTGTTTGTAAGCCCAGATGCAGGTGGTGTTGTTCGTGCTAGAAAGTTTGCAGACATGTTCCATGCAGATATTGCTATTGTAGACAAGCGCAGACCAGAAGCAGGCAAGAGTGAAGTCATGAACTTGATCGGCGATGTTAAAGATAAACACGCCATTCTGGTTGATGATATCATTGACAGTGGCGGCACATTGTGTAATGCGGCCAAAGCAATTATGGATGCAGGTGCATTGAGTGTACGTGCTTATATTACACATGGTGTATTGTCAGGAGAAGCATGTCAGAAGGTTGAAAAGAGTGTACTAGAGGAACTAGTGATAACAGATTCGATTGCAGATCGTTGCCCAAAGAACTGTAAGAAAACACGCCAAGTAAGTGTATCACAACTATTTGGCGAAGCAATCAGAAGAGTAACAAATGAAGAGTCAGTTAGCAGTTTATTTGGTTGACTTAAAACAAAATACATATTATACTAAAAGAAACAATTGGAGAGAAACATGAAAGATATTCTACAAGACATCGTAAGCCACACACATTCGTTGGGCTTTATTACAACACTAAAAGTCACAGCAGATGATACTGATACACTAGTTGAATCAATGGCAGATGATCGTAGTGTTATTATGAGTGCTACTACACACACTCCAGTTGGAGAGTTTGTTGGTACATTTGGTATGCCCGACTTGGGTAAATTAAGCTATCACTTGAAGAACCCAGAGTTCAAAGATAGTGCAAACATCGAAGTTGTACAAGGTGATCGCAATGGCGAAACTATTCCTACGCACATTCACTTTGAAAATGCAGGTGGTGACTTCCAGAATGATTACCGTTTTATGAACAAAGCAATCATTGAAGAAAAACTCAAGTCAGTTAAGTTTAAAGGCAATAGCTGGAATGTTGAATTTCAACCAAGCATGGCAAGTATTGCTCGCATGAAGTTGATGGCTGGCGCACATTCAGAAGAAACTGTGTTCCAAGTTAAAACAGAAGACGGCGATCTTAACTTTTACTTTGGCGACGAAGCAACACACGCTGGTAAGTTTACTTTCCAACATGGTGTAGATGGCGCATTGTCGCACACATGGGCATGGCCAGTTGCACAAACTATTGCTATCTTAAACTTAGATGGTGATAAAACATTGAGCATCACAGATCAAGGTGCTATGAAAATCTCAGTAGACTCAGGTATGGCAACATACGACTACATCCTTCCGGCGCAACAAAAATAATGAATACTAACCTAACTGAATCACAAAACGATTATGCGTTTTTCTTACCTAGTATTAGTGGCTTCTATGCTACTTTTATTGGGAAGCAACGCTATGGTGAATATGTTGATCCAGCAAGGGTTCCGGCAGGCATTGGCACTGTAGAAGCAATGAACTTCCTCAACGCTAAAGAAGGAGTGTTCCACTACAAGTGGGCACTCTATTCAGCTGGACACGCAGAGCTAGATGTAAACAAACACAGTGAAAAAGAAGATATGCTTCGTAACCGTGATAGAGATAATTCATGGTTGCTTGGTGACTCGGGCGGGTTCCAAATTGCTAAAGGTCTTTGGCCTGGTGATTGGACCGATCCTAACTGTCCACATGCTGCTAAAAAGCGTGAACTAGTTGTTAACTGGATGGAAGAATACATGGACTACGGAATGATGTTGGATATTCCAACATGGACATTCCAGGATCCTAAAGCAGCAAAAGCAGCAAACATTCACAGCTATCAAGATGCTGTAGATGCTACACACATTAATGCAAAATACTATATGGCAAATCGTCGTGGCAACTTTAAAGTACTAAATGTTCTACAAGGCAGCAATCATGCTGACGCAGACAGCTGGTACGAAGAATTTAAAGACTATTGCGACCCTGCAAAGTATCCCGACACACACTTTAACGGGTGGGCAATGGGTGGACAGAACATGTGTGATGTGCATTTGATTCTACGCAGGCTTGTACATATGATACATGATGGGTTGCTTGATGAAGGACTGCATGATGTAATGCACTTCCTTGGTACTAGTAAACTAGAGTGGGCTGTATTGCTTACTGATATACAACGTGCTGTACGCAAGTATCATAATAAAAACTTTATGATCACATATGATTGTGCATCACCATTCCTTGCAACAGCTAATGGACAGATTTATCATAGTATTCGTATTGAAGATCGCGGTAAGTGGAGTTATATGATGAGCCCAGGTGCAGATGCATTAAAGTATGCCACTGATACCCGCAAGTTTAAAGATGCTGTTATTACAGATCGTATTTTAGATGCATTTGAAGACTCGCCAATGAGTGTACATTGTGATATGAAAGATATTTGTATCTATGCAGAAGGTGACAAAAACAAGATTGGCACACCTAAAATTAAAGCAGGTGACATTGACATGGACAAGCATGGCAACCCTATACTAGACGAAGATGGTAATCAAGTTGTGCGTAAGAAAGACAGTACCAGCTGGGATAGCTTTAGCTATGCACTACAAATGGGTCATAATGTTTGGATGCACATTGAAAGTACACAACGTGCAAACAGAGAATACGATGCAGGCATTTCGCCATATATGTTGATCAATGACACAGACTTTCCAGCATGGGGAACTGTTAAATTCAAAGACGTAGTTGATGAGATCTTTAGTTTGAAAGATAGACAACAGAGTTTGGACTTGATTGAAAAATACGATCGTTATTGGATGCATGTAATTGGAACACGACTTAACATTGGTAAGAAGGCTAAAAATGCAAGTACAAAGTTTGGCGAATTATTTGAGGAGGTTTAAATGAGTCTTGAAACACACTTAGAAGAACTTATAAAAAAACACAGAGCACTAGATGAAGAAATAACAGAGTTAGAAAAACATCACAATGTAACTGAAGAAATTCGAAAACTTAAAACACAAAAACTATGGCTCAAAGATGAAATACATCGAATACACCATCAAATAGCTAATAATGGAAATAATGGGTATGAACACTAAAGAAATACAGATTATTAATCTAGAGATCGCATTAGATGATTTAGATAAAATTATTGACAATATGAAGAAAAACGATTATAATAAAACTGAGCTTAACGAATATGTAAAGAAGCGTTGGGACGTTTGGAATCAAATACACAAGGCGAAAAGCACATGAAAAGAACATATGATCAAGGCACTAAAGACGATGTACTGTACTTTACAGGCATTGAAGTTGAACATACGCCGCAATATGGTAAACGTACATTGTTTGTAGTAGGCAAGCATGATGTAGATAATATTATTAGCATGGCAGAAGAAACAGGGTGTAAACACATATATCTTGGTGCTAACATGAGTTTTGATGTAACAGCCGATACTGAAACACAATGGCAACCTTGGGAAGATATGGCATTTCCATTGTTGGACAAAGGGTTTTGGGTTACATTGGATATAGACACTACTCGCGTCGAAGGACTATTAGAAACAGGATTAACCGAACACAATCGTTTTATTCCAATGATTTCGGCTAAGATTCCGTATATTGACCAACTTGGATATAATGCTTGTTTAAAGATTGACGACAAAGACTTTGATGCTAGTAACCCTGGCGTATGGGTCCATAGGCTGCATGATTTAAAAGAGAAGAGTGTGTTTACAGACTGGTCTAAATACACTACAGATACAATTATTAGTTGACATTATGACACAAGAACGCTATTATGATTATATGTTACGTAGAACAAGAGAAGAGAGAACTATGACAGAAGCAAATACTATTCACGTCCCAATGACAACAGCAGAACGCAGTATTTGGGTTACATTCCGCAAAGAAGGTGTACATATGTATCCTGGTGCGGATACTGATCCTAAACTAGCAACAGGCGATTGGGATGATGTATCATTCCTAGGCATTCCACATCGTCATATCTTTCACTTTAAAGTACGCATCGAAGTGTTTCACAACGATCGCGATATTGAGTTTATTCAGTTTAAACGCTGGATGGAACGGTTGTATGCTGAAGTAGATAGCTCTACATCTGTACTACAGCTGAATCACAAGAGCTGCGAAATGATCGCAGATGACTTGTACAAAGAAATCACTGCAAAGTACCCTGGCCGCTTTGTAGAAATTGATGTTGCCGAAGACGGCGAAAATGGCTGTTCAAACTTTTATCCTAAAAATTAAGGAATAATTAAATGACTATCACAAATCCAGCGGTAAATAAAATCTTCAACGATCTTGAAGAGTTCCACGACTTCTGTCGTACTGAAGGACACCCTTTTAACAAGGAAGATTTATATCGCAATGATCGTCGGCCGTGGATGGCCTTCCAGAAATATAAAAACTGGCTACGTGCAAAAGCTCGCGGTGGTGAAAGAAAGCCTCGTCATGCGTAAACTGTTTTATATGGGCCTAGAGCCATATGAAGGCAGATACACACTTCAGTTGCAAGACTGGAGTGAACGAGCCTTCAAGAAACGTAACATTGACTACGTTGTTGTACCTGGCAAAACTATTGACAATACTAAAGCTATTAGTGTTGGACAAGTTTTGGATGCACACGGACGCAGTTACTTTGGTATGAGTCAGATGATGAATCTTGTACAAATGATGCGTGAAGGTGAATGCACTGGCGAAGACGTTGTTTTCTTTGAAGACATGTTTCAGCCAGGCATGGAATCGCTTCCATATATTATGGATCAGATTCCAGAAGAACAACGCCCTAAGGTTTGGGTGCGTTGTTTGGCACAAGCTGTAGACCCAGATGACTTTGTTCATGTTTGGGGTATGGGCAAGTGGATGAGTTTGTATGAAGAAATGTGCAACGAGTTTGTTACTGGCGTACTAGCAAGTAATGAAGAAATGGTTGCTAACATGAAAGTTGCAAACTGGAAGGCTCCTCTCTACAATGTCAGCGGACTTGCATTTGATAAGACTGAAGTGCAAGAACGTGTAAATGGTGTAATCAAAGATTGGACAGATCGCAAGGATTGTGTTGTGTTCACTGCACGGTTTGATCAAGAAAAACAACCAGACTTCTACATGGATTTGATTGAAGAATGGTACGGTACACCCGGAACACCCGAAGTAGAGTTTGCTATTTTACAAGGCGGCCCATTGCGTTCAAACAACCCAAAGTACATCGAACGTGCTAGAAAAATGCAAGAACGTGGCCAACTTGTTATCTACGAAAACTTGAAGAAGGACGAATACTACGATATTGTAAATCACAGTAAAGTATTGTTTAACTGTGCATTGCAGGACTGGACAAGCAATACTGTAAGTGAAGCAGATGCATTAGGTTGTAATGTGCTGTTTCCGGCATATCGTAGTTTTCCTGAAATCTTTAACAACGATCATACACGGTTGTATGTTCCGTGGAGTATTGAAGATGCAATGAACAAAATGCAAACTTTGTTACAAGTTCCACACAAAGATGTTGGCAAGATTTCAGATTGGACCACCGGTACTATTGATCGTTACATTGATATTATGCAAGGTAACGGTGAACAATGGAACCGTAACAGTAACCGCTACAGAGATGAAGTAGCAAAAAGAAAGTACTAAAAAAATGAAAGAATATTTTAATTTTAACGGTGTAGCAAAGCGTCAAGAGTTTTGGGCAGTACATATTGTCTCAATTCTAGTATTGGTAATTGCTATGGCAATGTTAGAAAGCTCTGGAGCACTAGGCGCACTTGTTGCATTGATTGCATTAGTTGCGACACTTTGGGCAATCATTGCTGTAACTGTAAAGCGGTTACGTGATGTAGGTCTTAACACTTGGTGGATCCTAGCAGTGCTTGTACCTTATGTAGGTACAGTAGCTACTATTGTGTTTGGATGCCTTGGCAGCAAAGAGTCCGAGTAATGAAAGTATTAGTCACAGGAGCAAGCGGGTATATTGGCAGTCATGTTTGTAAACTATTAAAAGAGCACGGACATACTGTTATTGGTTGGGATACAGAAATCCACAACGAAACAAACGATGTTGCTGCATACTGTGACTATTATGACAAAGTAGATGTCACTGGCCAATATGTCGGTGGCATCTACGATGCAGTAGTTCATTTAGCAGGACGCAGTGTTGTTCCACAAAGTTTAAAAGAACCTGCTGAATATTATCGTGTAAATGTTATGGGCACAGACAACTTGCTTAACAAAGTAAAAACGCCTCATGTGCTGTTTGCAAGTACTAGCAGTGCTTGGGAAATGGCATCGCCCTATGCACGTAGTAAAGTAGCCGCAGAAGATATAATCAAGGAAAAGGCAGATGGATACACTATTTTTAGATTCTTCAACGTCAGCGGCACTGATGGGGTTAATCATCAACTTGGTGATCCTACCCATCTTATTCGTATTGCTGCTGAAGCTGCATCAGGACGACGAGATAAAGTAGAAATATATGGCACAGACTACGAAACACCGGATGGGACTTGCATACGTGATTACATTCACGTTATGGATCTCAGCAATGCTATTGTTACTGCTGTAGAAGCTGGACCTGCCAACACAGACTATGAATGTCTCGGTAGCAACGTAGGATACAGTGTACGTGAAGTAATCAATACCATGCAGGAAGTTACTGGTAAAAAGTTAAATATTATCGAAGCAGATCGTAGAGCGGGAGATGCTGTTGCTAGTGTAGTAGATACACTAAGTGATTTAGTCACACTAAACAAAAGTATAGAAGATATGTGCTTAGACCAATACAAACTGGAGATAGGAAAAAATGGAAGAACTTAAAACACTATCAGTTGAAATTATAAAGCTGCTGGACAACGGCGATCTTATGGGATGTTATAGCCTATTTGAATCTGCTATTCGACCAATGTTAGGCGACTTGGATGCAAACGAGCAACTTGTAAAAATATGGAATGTACAAGCAGGGTATGTCGACGAAGAAGACTGGGCTGCTGTAATGGAAAATATAGAAAACGTAAGACCGTTAGTATAATGGATAAAGAAACATACTACGGAGTTCCAGAATACTCCGACACTGTTACAGTTTCGGTTGGTGATACAGCAGAACGTCCGACAGAAGCAACAGGTCAAGTACGTTTCAACACTGATACAACAGTGTTTGAAGGATACGATGGCAATGTTTGGGGCTCGCTAGGCGATATTACAGTTAATACCATTGATATTAGTAGTATTACATCAAGTACTGTTAGTACTATTACACTTGACGACACACACTGGTCAGACGGGATTACTTGGAAACAAATTGAGTTTGAAGATAGTATGCCCACAGTTGCTAAAGTAGAAGACATGTGTAATGACTATCCAGCATTGGCAAAAGCATACGAAAACTTTAAAACATTCTATAAACTAGTTGAGCAAGACTGGATTGGAAGGCAAAAAGAAGATGATCCACCATTTTAATATACCGCCTAAGTGGAATATATTAGATTATACAAACTTGGATTATAAAGCTGATTTTCACAAAGACCAGGAGTTAGTTGATACATACGTCAAAGCAGGGCATAGCAAGTCGGCTATAGCCCTGTACAACTATTTTGAACCTAAACCAATGCCGAGCAGTATAGAGTATATAAAGGGCTATTTTAACCTTCAATGCACAAGTGTTGCTGTTAACAAGTTTACTCCAGGGCAATATTTGCCAGTACATTGTGATTTGTATCAAGCATACAAGACACATTATAACTTAGACAACAATCAAGTTATACATCGATATATAATAATGCTAGAAGACGGCACTGATGGACAGATGCTGACAATAGAAAACAATACACACACTATGTGGAAAGCAGGAGATGCCTTTGGGTGGAAAGACTGCGACAAGCATACATTTTATAATATGAGCTTAAAGGATAGATATGCAGTACAACTCACAGGTATACAGACGCAGTGATGGAGTATTAGATAACTGTCTGGTTATTAAAATAGGACAGTTGCTACCACAGTTTGTAGACAGCAAATATAATATTTTAGAAAATCTTGAACATTTTGAAGGGTGCAAACAAGCCTATGAAAATAGTTTTTTAAATCATATTACTGAAAACTTTATACAGATTCATGATATGGGGCATATTCCATATTTAGAAAATCTAATGTTAGGATCCATTGAACAAACAGAATGTAATAAAAATGGTCTAAATATTTTTATTACAGAGCAACTATTACACACAAACGAACCTCATACTCGCATTGTATTCAATGGCGAAAGTAGTTACTCTACTGTTAAGGATGGATTTCAACATACAAAAAACGATACTATTTGGTCTCCTGAGTTAGAAAGTGTACAAACATTTGTAACAAAAAACAATCTAACCAATGTTGTTGTTAATGTAAACTTTGACGATGTGCATAATATTTACAAAGACAAATATAGTTTTACACTAAAACGAAACGATGCTATATTAGATGCACTCACTCCTATGTATCAGGACATGCCACACAGTACTAGTATTAAAAATATAGAAATAGATACAAAGCTGTGGTGCGGAAACTGGAGATATACTCCTCATAGACATCTGATTACTGCATTTTCTAGTTTGTTAGATACACAATATAGCTGGACGTTTGTTGATCCTAAACTTAATGTATTAAACAATATATGGTTTGATATTGATATGTTTGCTTACAAAGACCAGATACTCGATGGTATTGGCAACTTAAATGAAAATCCCAACAACATTGATATAGCAACAGATTCTATTGAAGTTGATGGCAACATATACGATAGTTCTATCCGACCTAAAGAAATGCCAGCAGGGCCAAATACAAATGAATACACAAGTGATCGACTTTACGGAAACACATTTTGTGCAATTGTAAATGCAAGCACATTTGCAGAACCATTTCCAACATATGACGAAAAACCGTTGAATGCCATATTTAATAAAAGACCATTTGTATTATGTGGGCCGCCTGGTAGCTTGGCATTGATGCGTAAAGATGGCTTTGAAACATTTGGAGAGTTCTGGGACGAGTCTTACGATGACGAACCTAATCATAAAAAACGATTAGAAAAAATATTTGAGTTGTTAACAGAAATCGATAGCTGGGATATACAAAAGTGCCAGGCTATGTATGGAGATATGTTGCCTGTACTGTTTCGTAACTATGCTAAGTTAAAAGGAAGTATTGATGTTGACTTGCGCAGCACTACATAATCACACTAACATAAGAGGTGGTGATCGTGTGTATCCATGCTGTCGTTATAAAACTCCATTACAAGCATTTGACGGCAATGTAGATAACATCTTACACAGTGACGAATATGTAGAATTACGTAAAAACTTTACACTAGATAACCCAAACTGTGCAAAGTGTAAACATGAAGAAAGTCTGGGTAAAGAAAGTTTACGTGAACGGTTCAACAAAACTTATACCACAGACGAAGTAAAACTACGCTATCTTGAAGTAGGATTTGACAACATATGCGATCTTACTTGTGACGGATGCTGGGAAGAATGGAGTAGTAGTTGGTGGGTA